AGTTTTAATAGAAAATTTCATGGAAGGTTTAAAAGATGAAATTCTAGATGAAGGCGAAAGATTAAAGTGGATATTAGAGGAAATTATATATATGGTTGAATTACAACCTAAAAATGTGTTTATTTTACTTATGTTATTAGATCCTAATGACGAATATAAATTAAATATTCACAAAGGAGATTTTTTACAATTCGATCCTGTTAAAGAATTTGGTATAAAAGAATTTGATTTAGTCTGTTCTAATCCACCTTATCAAAGTAGTGATGGCGCAGGAGGAAAAGGAAGTTCGGCAGGAGCATTATATAATTCTTTTGTCGAAAGATCTATAGAAATATCCAAAAAAGTAATAATGATTACTCCTAGTAGATGGTTCATTGGAGGAAAAGGCTTAGATAAATTTAGAAAGATGATGTTAGGTAGAAATGATATAAAATATATTAATCATTTTAAAGGAAATGGTAGTGATATATTCGGGAAAGGAGTTGATATAAAAGGCGGAGTATCATATTTCTTAATTGATAAAGAATACGACGGAATTTTAAATCTAAACAATAAACCTATAGACAAATCTAAATTAGATATTTTATTAAACGATCCATTACATTATGATATAATAGACAAAATAAAAAAAAGACACAAAGGAAAATATTTTAATTCTATCGTACATAGCAGGAATTTTTATGGTAAAATTATAAACGGTTCTAAATCTCTTCAAAATGGCAAACATTGCGTAGATGAAAAATTGGATGAAAATTATTTAAAATGTTATGTATCAAAAGCAGAAGGATTTGAAAAATGGATACATAAAGATTATATAAAAAATGATTATGATAATTATAAAATATTAACGACGAAAGGAACAAACGTAGGAAAAATGGGAAATACTTTTATATCAAAACCAGGAGAAGTTTGTACTGAAACATATTTGGTTATAGACTGTTTAAATGCCGAAGATGCTAATAACAAATTAAAATATATAAATACAAATCTCTTTAAATATTTATTTTCAATAATAAATAATACACAAAATGCCAGCAAAGAAACTTTTAGACTGATACCAATTTTAGATATAAGTGCTGACGAAGAAATATATGAATATTTTAATTTTATTTTATAGAAAATTATTTTTATATATAAGAATAAATTAACTAAAAATAAATTTCTCACATTTTTTTAAAACAAAGAGCAAAATATTTTATATATAGAATTGTAGTTTAATTGGTGTTTCGTTTTTAATTAATCTGCGTTAATTTACATTTTTACTAATTATTTTTAGCACCTCGTTGGTTTAATGACTGATGAGGTGTTTTTTCGTTTACAATATTTTATATATAGTGCAAAATATAAAATATAAAAAAATGTGATAAATTGACTTTTAGGGGTATAAAAATTTTATATATAAAAATAAAATCTAAGAGTAAATGAAATCAAATATCGAATTAACCTTTAGTAAATTACTATCTTTCCTTATGTTATTGTCTGCTACAGCAATAACAATAATCTTAAAAGACCCTACACCATACGCAATCACTATACCCATAGTAGGGGCAATCATTTCAAATAAACAATTTCAAGACAGAAAGAATAAAGAATGTAAAAAAATAACAAAATAAAAATGAAAGATTGTATTAGTAAATATGAGAATATAAGAAAGAATAAGAATGATATAACCGCTTACGAATATATTAAAAATCGTTTGTGGTTATTATATTTTTCTTTTAAAAAGGACGATTTTATTTTAAATACTCCGTCTATCGAAGTTTCGTTAGAGATCTTTGAAAAATGGTGTATTAGAAAGCCATTTAATGAAATAACACCAGACGAAATATATAATTACTTTAAACCAAAAGACAATACTTTTGAAAAGATAGAAAAAAGAGAAATTACTGGTATAGATAAACCACTTTCAATAGTTTCTAATGAAATAGAAAAGGTTTCAAAAGAGATACGAAACATTAACAGTAAATACGAACCGAATAAAGGTTCTATTGTGGTATATATAAATGGCAAACCAAAACTTACAATATCAAAGCATTATATACCTTATGTAAAGAAATCGATATGGAATTACGAAAACCCTTTATATCCTGTATATGACCCAAAAAAATTAAATGATTATAGAATAAAATAAAAAATAACAAAATAAAATGGCTACTATAAAAATAAGAGAATACGTTAATAAACATAATATCAATGTTTTAGAGTATATCGATAAAGAAAAATGGTTATACTACACTAAACTCTTTTATACTACTCAAAAAGGCGAGTACAAAGAAAGAGAGTTTTTAGGAAGCATTAATACAGACGACATTACAAAACAAAAATTATCAACTTATGGAAATAGTAAAAAAAGATGATTTACAAATACTATACCCAGAGATAGTCTATTTCATAACTAACCCCTATACGTTAGAAAAAGTCCATAAATGGGAAGAGAATAAATTACATAAACCATTGGAGTTAAGAGGTTTCCAGAATACTTATGATGGTTCGTTATGGCAAATAATATATAAACCCTATTTTGTAGAAAGTATGAATTATGGTGGTATATTCTTATTTCAGCAATTAGACTTTATCGATGACTTATTACCAATAGATAAACATAAAAAGTATTATAAAGGAGACTTGTTTCATAAATATGCAGCATTGTTAAATCTACCTTGCTACATATATTCAACTTATGGTAAAAAATTCAAATACTATTTATTAGAGGACAATCTAAATGTTATAATAAGAAGTTTATACAAATATGAAAAACAAAATACTCTTACTACTGACAAAGATTGGGAAGTATTCAAAAATCAATACGACATTAAATATGACAGATAAAGAATCTACAGATAAACCGAAAAGACGAGGAAGACCAAAAGGCTCCAAGAATAAAGTTAAGAAAGGAATGGAGAAAGTAGAAGCATTCAGTTTAGTTACTAAACATACTATTGATAAATTTTTCGACCTTTATAAAACAGGACTATACGATGTTCATACTTTGTGTTATAGGCTATCTATTGACCCTGATAAATTTGCACGTTTAATAGAAACAAGCGAAGAATTGAACAATCGTATGAAAGAGGCTATCAATGTAGCCAGAGATAAGAGTAAAGAAAAATTAGTAGATAAAGCACTAATAGCACTACACCAACAGATAGAAGGAACAGAAGTTTTGGTAGAAAGAGATTATAGAGTTAGAAACGGAAATAAAGAATTGGTTGGTATAAGAGAGAAGTTAAAAGGCACTAATTATAATGCTGTTAAGGACGTATTAGAAAGTTTTACTGATGTATTTGGTAGTAATTTAAACCCAGAAAAGATAACACAATTGTTTATGGCTTTTAATAAATTCGCAATAAACTCATATAACTTAGACCCAGAACAAGTCAATAAAATAATAGACGTTCAAGAGGGTTTTATAAACGAAATATATCTAAACAATGGAGGAAAAAGAATATAGACATAGTTATTATAAAGAACTTATAAATGAGGATGTTAAGAAATCAAAAAAAGTTTTCAATTCTGAATGGAATAGTCAAAGAGAGTGGCTTAAAGAAGTTAGTAAGAAAAGACTATTTGAATCGGGTCAAGACGCAGAATTAAGGAAAGAAAAAGCCTTAAAAGATTATCAATATTTTGTAGAAACGTATATGCGACATAATTGTGAGAGAGACGGTAAGTTAGTGAAAATGAACTACATACACAAGAATATGGCTCAAAGATTTACAGAAGCAAAACAAACACATAGTTGGTATGGGTTGTTCGTATGGGCAAGAGGACTAGCAAAAACAACAAATACAGCCCATATATTATTATGGGAAATGATAAGAGGTAATTTAGATAACGTCGTGTATGTATCTAAAAGTATGAAGACGACAAGAGAAATGATTATGAATATCAGGACAGAATTAGAAAATAATGAATTACTAATACATGATTTCGGTCCCTTTAGAGAAAGAGGAATAGAATGGTCAGAGGACACATATTACATAAAGAAATATGACACATGGTTTAACGCCTTGTCACCAGGTTTATCACCAAGGGGGACAAAGAAAGGTAGTAAGAGGATAACAGAATTAGTATTAGATGATGTTGATACTAATGAAAGGTGTTTAAATGACGACCGTATGAAGAAATTATATGAGTGGTTCAATGATGAATTAGTTCCAGCAGTATCACAGGACGGTTACAGAGTTTTGTTTATTGGTAACAGGTTCCACGACAAGCAGCTATTAAGTTATTATGAAACTAAGCCTATCGATTACAAAGAACAAGTCAATATTTACGACGAAAACGAAATACCATCATGGCCAGAGTATTGGACAAAAGAAAGTATAGAGAGAGCAAGAGAAATGGCAGGTCCCATTTCTTTTCAAAGAGAAATGTTAAATAAACCTATAATAGAAGGCGCCGTATTCAGAAACGACTGGATACAATTCAAACATATTAATATAAGAGAAATGGAGAGAATATGTATGTATATTGACCCTGCTTGGACAAGTAATAAAAAGAGTGATTTTAAAGCGGCTGTTATATTAGGAGTTAAGGCAGGTAAATTTTATGTTTTAGACGTATTTGTAAGACGTAGTAAAATGTCAGACCTTGTTGATTGGGTATTTGATAAATATAGAGAAATATATAGATTAGGAAAAGATTGTCCAATTTATTTTGAATCGGTCATGAACCAGAATATTTTAGCAGATGAGTTTTATAAAAGAGAGAAACAGACAAATATAAGAATACCATTCATTTTAGATAAATCCGTTAAAGGAGAGAAATATACTAGAATAGAAACATTATCTGTATATTGGGAACGCTTACTATTTTGGGTAGACGAAAAGTTAAGAGGATCAACCGATTGGAGAGAAGCAGAAAGTCAGTTATTAGCATTTAATAAAGGTTCAAAAGCAAACGACGATTTCCCTGATGCTTTACAATCAGCTTTCAGTAAAGTCAATAATAGTGGCGTACGGACAAAAGTACAGACTTATGATATGGGTTTTAATAAATATGATAATTACTAATTTCAAAGAAAGAAATTTTTATATATAGTAAATAAAAAATAATCACAATTATGCTAAAGTTTTTAAAACCGAGTGATTTTCAAATGAAAATAAAAGACAATGTGTTTGCCGATATATTGGACGCCGACGAAACAGGAGTAGGACCTGAAAACGAAAAACTACAATTAGCAGAGAGACAAGCCATTGAGATGATGGACTCTTATATCGGTAATGTATATGATATGGAGTTTATGTTATCACGAAAAGACGAAGAGAGAAACATTGTTATTATAGATATATTAACAACTTTGGTAGTTTATTTACTATTCCAAAGAACTACAATTGATATAATACCTGAACAAAGACTTACAGATTATGAGAATAAGATACAAACAATCAAAGATTTAAGAGACGGTAAGATTAATATAAAGTCACCTAAGAAAAATATAAATTATGACAACAGGTTACAAAATTTATATTCAAATAACATAAATACAATAAACGATTGGGACTACTAAAATATAATAACTAAATATGAATTTATTAGGATTTAACATAAGTAAGTTAAACAGAACTACTGAAGATAACACAAAGAAAACTAAGGAGTTAAAAAACGCTATAGCCGCCGAATATCATTATAGAGTTAAAAAAACTCTAAAAGATTGGGATATGGCTATGTATCAGGCAAAACATCCTGAAAAAGGAATGAGAGATTACTCTTATTTACAATTCATATACGACCAGATGATGGACGACGGAACCATTTCAGGAGCAATAGAAAATAGAATTAGATCATCAATACAATCATCTTTTAATGTATATAGAGGCGACGACATAACAGACGAATATTATAGCTTCTTTAATAAACCCTGGTTTTATGATTTTTGTACTCTTTTCTTAGAGAGTAAGTATTACGGTTATTCTGTAATAGAATTAGGCGATTATATAAACGAATCAATAGACGGAGCCGAGTTGATACAGAGACATAATTGTGTCCCTGAATATTATTATGTCAGAAAAGGTGTTATGATAGACAAAGACAAACACATATATTACAAAGATAACAAATTTATATTTAATGTAATAGATAAGTCATTAGGGCTACTAAATAAATTGGTACCTTTATGGATATATAAGAAAGAAGCAATAAAAGCATGGGCTATTTACGCTGAAAAGTTCGGAACGCCTGTTAGAATAGGTAGGACACCTTCTAACGACGATATACAAAGGAGAGAATTGTTAGACTATTTAAAGAATTTAGGACAAAGTAGTTCAATAGTTTTGAATATGGAGGAACAGATAGAGTTTCTACAAACACAAAACTCTGACAGTTATAATGTTTATGAAAGGTTGATTAAACTTATCAATGAAGAGATAAAAAAGACAATTATAGGTTCAACTATGACCATGGACGATGGTTCGTCTTATTCACAATCTAAGACACACGAAAACACTTTTAGATTAAGAGTAAATAGTGATATAAAAGACTTACAATTTTTCTTAAATATGGAACTTTTACCAAGGCTACAAGAGTTAAGTTTCTTAAAGAATGATGATATACATATAGAGTTTGATTTAGGAGAGAAATTAAGTCTAAAAGAAAGAAGCGCCTTTGATATAGAATTAATTAAAAATGGATATGAATTAGACCATCAGTACCTTATAAATACATATGATACTGAAATATCTAGTAAAAAAGAGAAACCTAACCCTTTTGAATTTAAAAAAGAGAAAAATGATGATAAAAAAGAAGAATAGAAAATGACATGGACAGAATTACAACAGAATTTAGATAGAGCATATGGTTCATTTATAAACGATTATAAAACGACTGGTAGAATATCACAATCACAACTTTCTTTAATTGAGAATATACACGAGGAGTTCTTAACTGAAAGAGTTAAAATGACTGGCTTTTCAAGACAAAGAGTTAAAAAGAATTTAGAGGAATTTACCAGTGCTAAAATGAAACGAATATTTGGTGAATTAAGTTCAATAGATGCAACCCAATCCATAACAGATATTGAAAAGAATATGAGACATATATTCAAAAAGTATAACGATACATATCTAAAAGTTGAGACAGATATGTTAGTTAAGAACATAAGACAAGCACAATCATTAGATGAGTTATTGAATATGACTCCTAATTACTCTATTCAATGGGTTACGGTAGGAGATGAAAAAGTAAGAGACGAACATGCAGAATTAGAAGGACTTACATTACCAGCAAATGATGACTTTTGGCTTACTTATGGTATGCCTGGGACAGCACCAAATTGCCGATGTACATACAAAATAATAAGAGAAGAAAAAAATAATTCAGACCAATACTCACAAGGTATGGAGGATGTTAGACACGAAAAAGAAAAATTAGGACTTAAGAACCCATTACAAGATGGTGTGATTTTTTCAAGGAATCATAACTATTTTAAAGCAGACAATTAACAAATATGTATAAAGTGACATTTGATACAAAAGCATTAAACAAACTGACTACTAAACAAGTCATACCAGAAATGTATGATATAGGTTTAGAGATACAAAACTTTGTCAAAGAGAGATTTCTACAAGGCAATTGGCTAGATACTACACCTGAACCATGGAAACCTGTCGAGGGTAAGACAAGAACTCTGATAGAAAGTGGCAATCTATGGAATAGTATAAGAATAATGGGTATTACTAAATGGTCAGTCGAAACTGGTTCCGATTTACCTTATGCCGATATACATAATGAAGGAGGGACGATAAAAGTAACAGAGAAACAGCGTAAATACTTTTGGCGAAAATATAGCGAAACTAAGAATCTTATGTGGAAGCATTTAGCATTAACAGATAAAATAAACATACCAAAAAGACAATTTATTGGCGAAAGTAGTGAATTAGTCAACAGAATAATGAAATTAACAGATAAAAAAATTAAAGAATAAATATGAGAAAATATATGTATCATTTAATCAAGTGGTTAATGAATAATAATGAATTAGGATTTAAACATTATGCCGATTGGAATAACCAGATTTTCAATAACAGAAAAGACGAAGGTATAAGATATCCAGCAGTCTTTTTTCATATGCCTGATATACCTATTAATTATTTTCAACAAAGAGTGATGAATGGACTGATAGATTTTCAACTTTATGTGGCCACTGAAAAAGCAGCAGTCATTAGAGACGGAGACGAAACAGGAGAAAGAGGTTTAGACCATGATATATTTGTGGAACAGGTTATAAATTCAATAGATGGTAAATGGGACGACGCACTAAAAGAACAAAGACCTGATATTGATAATGTTGATAGATACGCTGTCGGAACTATCGATATAACACATAGCCGAGTATTAGAAAGAATTAAGTCATTAAATTTAACACAATTAGAGGTAAGAGTTAGATATCTAGATATGACGCAATATGATATGAATAGCGAGGACACATTTGTAAATGATATACCAGTCACCATATCAATAGAAAGAGACGAAAAACCAGAATTAGATAAGATAAACTGGGAAAGAGAGTTTCATTATTATTCAGGAGAGTTCAACTATTCTGGATCAACAAACATACAATTGACCAATGACGAGAGAGATTATGTAATAATAGACGAAAATGGAACACTTACTAAACTATCAGGAGATACTAATTATTTAACAGATGATACAGAAGGCAATATAAAGTTTTATACAATAGATGGCAAACTATCACAAATAATACAAACAAGTGGCAAATTGATAGGTGATATAAACAATTTTAATAGTTTTTTAAAAAGAGTTTATATAGACGGGACAAGCGATATAATGGGCGATTTAAGTGGAATGACAATGAACCCGTATTTATTTAGAATAGAAGGAGAGAATACACTAACAGGTAATATAAAACACCTACCTACATTAGCAGAAAATATAATAATAGGTGGTAATAACACATTATATGGCGATATAGAAGACCTAATAGAAGGTTCAAGAGGTATAAACATAAAAGGCAATAATACGATAAGAGGTGATTTAAGAAATACGAAATTGAATGTAGATTTTATTATATGGGGAGAGAATGAGATATTCGGAGATATAAGTGATTTAGAAAATAAGGTTCAAAGATTTGATATAAGAGGTAATAATAGAATAATGAATTATTCAGGAGACTTAGCATTGCGAATTGACATGATAGACTTCATATCTTTACCAGATGTTAATTTCGGTTTAAGTGAAACAGAAGTAGATAATTTATTGATAGATATGTCAGTATTATTTACAGATTTCACACCAGGAACAATAAATATAAGTGGAAATAATGCTCCAAGAACCTCTAATTCAGACACAGCAGTCACTATATTAGAAAGTTTAGGCTATACGGTAATAACTAATTAAATTATTTAGGGAGGAGAGAAATTTTTATATATAGTTAATAAAAAAGAAATAATAAATATGAAATTTATTTTAAGTGACGAATCAATAAACATGAAAGGATTTAGGGTCTTGACACAAGGTATAGACTACACAGAGTTTTTAAATAACCCTGTTATGTTATATAATCATAATAGTGATAATGTTATTGGTAGGTGGTTAGATATAGCCATAGAAGGGGATAAATTAGTAGGTGTAGCAGAATTTGACGAGGACGACACAGAGGCACTTAAAATAAAGAAAAAAATTGAAAAAAATTATATAGGGGGGACATCTATTGGATTTAGAATATTAGAGAAAAAGACGATTGACGGAGTTTTAACCGTCACTAAATGCGAATTGTCAGAGGTGTCTATCACAGCGTTACCTGCCAACAAATCAGCAGTAAAACTTTTCTATAAAGACGAACAAGTAGATACTGAAAATATAGAACTATCATTAAAAGAGATAGATAAAAAAGAATATAACATTATGGAAAACAAAAGTTTATTTGAAAAATTGAACGTTGAAACAGACGAACAATTAAATGTTAAGATAGACGAGATGGTGAAAGAAACAGAAACTTTGAATTCTTTACTAAACGACACAAAAGAAGAGTTAAGTAAAAAGGACACAGAGATAGAAACTTTAAGCCAGACTATCAAAGACAAAGACGAAAAGATAGCATCTTATGAGGCTGAAAAAGAGGTTGATAAGTTAAATGCTTTAATCAACAAAGGAATCGAGGACGGTAAAATAACTGATAAACAAAAAGATATGTTCGAAGGACTTTCTTATGGACAAACAGAAAAAATCTTAAATAACTTAAAGTCAGTTAAAACCGAAAAGTTAAGTGATAAGATTGATACAATAGGTTCAGAAAGAGACAATTGGACTTTATCAGACTGGGATATAAAAGACCCAGAAGGTTTAAAAGAGTTAATGAGTAACGACCCTGAAAAATTTGAGCTTCTTTATAAGAAAGACAAAGGAACGAAAAATATATACTAATAAGTAAGAAATTACTTATTCAAAAAAGAATTAAAACAATATGAGTTTTCAAAATCAAGATGTATTCTCTGAATTATGGACAAAAGATATTCAAGAATACTTAAAAGCAGACAACATTATCATAGCCAAAGCTTTGATAGACGACACTTACGTAAATAACTATAGAGTATATTTACCACAATCAGGAGGTGCTTCAACCGTCGTTAAAAACAGAGACACCACACCAGTAGCAGCTGAAACAAGAATAGATACTACTATCGATTATGTAGTTGATAATTTTACTACTACTCCAAGAAAAATTTTCTTACAAACAGAAGGTTCTTTCCCTACTTATGATAAACGAATGTCAATCGCCAGTGAGGATATGAATGTTTTGAGAGATATCGTTACTAAAGACGTGATTACTAAATGGATTACCAATGGTGACGACAGCACTAACGTAAGAACATCTGGGTCAAGTAGAACGGCTATGGGAGCAAACCAAACAGGTAACAGAAGTAAATTGACTTTTGCTGATGTATTAGAGGCTAAAAGAAAATTAGATGGACAGAATGTCCCTATGGCTGGACGAGTTTTACTATTAGATAGTGACTTAGCAACAGACTTAATTTCTGAAACAGGTTCTCAATTTAACTATTCAGATACTTTGGCTAACAAAATTTCTACAGAAGGTTTCTTAGGAAAAGTAGCTGGTTTTGAGGTTTATATGAGGAGTGAAGTAGGTTACACATCAGGCGATACTGATGACACATTTAGAGAGTATGATGAAGACCATGACGATGCTGATAATAAAGTAGCAATCGCTTATCATCCATCTATGGTTAGACGAGCATTATCTGGTGAAAAAGCATACTATGTAGCTAATCACCCATTATACTACGGAGACGTATTATCGTTTGGTGTTAATGCTGGTGGAACATTATGTAGAAAAGATAAGAAAGGTTTCATTAGAATTATAGAGACTACTCCATAAGAAGTTATCAATAAATAACATTAAAAAGAGAGAATTTAGGTTCTCTCTTTTTACAAAATTAAATATATAAATTATGTTCGGAAAAGTAAATATAGGCATATTGAATGGTCAAATTGATAGAACCATACCTTCAGAGGACGGTATATCAGCCCTTTTGTCTTACAACAGCAACATAACTGATTTTTCAATCAAACGATATACTTCTATTTTTGATATAAATGATGACTGGGAAAGTACTGATTATGATACTGAAAAGTATCAAGCAGGAGAGTTTTTTAAACAAAATCCAGGAGGTCAATTATGGTTAGCATTCGCGCCTACAGGAGCCACTTACGATTATACAGAGATATTAAAAGTAATGAGAGAAACCAATGGTGACGTTAAAAGGTTAGCAATTCTTTCAGGTTCTGATATAGGTACAATAGCGACTGATATAGCAGAGATAAAAGCAAGACAAAACACTTTAGTAAGTGAGTTTAAACCTTACTACAATATATTGTTAGCGGTTGATATAGTAAGTTATGATATAGACCAATTAGCATCGATAGACGATTTAAGAGACGGCACATATGACAATAGATGGCTAACGCCTGTTGTTGGAACAAACGCTGACGATGAAAATTGTATAGGTGCTTCATTAGGTATAATTTCTAGACTATCAGTCGAGGAACACCCAGGACATGTAGGTCCTAATAATCTGACTACTAATTCAGCAGAATGGGACTCTCCTAAAATAGGAGAAACAGACGTAGTAAATATTACCGAGGTTCTTTTAGAAGAATTACATAACAAAGGCTATTTATTCATAAGAAAATTTCCCGCTTTTGCAGGTTCTTATGTTTCAGGTTTCCCTGTAACTACTTCTTTAACAGATGATTTTAGAAAGGGTACAGACACAGCGATTATTTACAAAGCGTTTAGAGGGGTTTATTTAGATATGTTACCTTTGGTAAATAGTAAAGTTAAACAAACAGACGGTGAAATGGACTCTGTATATAGAGATATATTCGAGGAAACTGCGAAAAGAACTCCTAATGGTATGTTAGATGCCGAAGAAATTTCAGACTTTAAAGTATTGATACCGAGAGGACAAGATGTTATAAGCACTGGAACGGTTAATATAAATATAGCGATTGTTCCTTATGGACACGCCTCTGTTATAAACGTAACTTTAGGTTTAGCAGTAAAAGTATAATCTAAAAAATGAATTTTAATAATCATTATTCAAACAACTATAGAATAGTCCCTCATATAGATATATTGAAGGACTATTCTCTTTCTTTTATAGAAGGAGAACCAGTAAGAGCAAAGATAGACCATGATAAAAATGATATATTTAATTATGAGAATATTGAATGTTCTTTTTATTGCGATACCACAAGGGTTCAAACCGAAACAGGATTGACAATAAATTACTTTAATCATTTTGATTTAACTAACGACGGTTTAAATGATTGGGGATTTTCTGGTATGACAATAGAGGATAACGAATTGATAAACATTTCTCCTGAAATATTCGAAATTTATAAGAATGAAGACTATTATAAAGATATGTATGAAAAACAACATAACCTTATTTTTAATGTTACCGAATTAACAGGAAATACAGAATTAAACGTAGGGTCTGCTGCTAAAAAATACGAAGAGCCTATCAAAGGGTTCATTTCACCAGATGGGCTATATTTTGTCGACGAAAGCGGACAGACTTTTTATTATGTCGATGCCTCCAATGAAATTACAGGCGTTACAGAATTAACAGGTGTTACAGAAGGAGAACCTTTTTATATCGATGGAGAAATGGCTGGCTGGCTTTTTGAAGGTACATTTTACTTTATAAACGACGATAATTATGTATGGTTATCAGGAGGAACAAAAGTCTATGAGGAGATAGATACAACACCTTATAAAAACACGTTAGATATGATTGATTACGAGACGGTTATAGTTAATAGTGATGATATATTATATACACCATTTTATACGAAACAATATACATGGTATTATAAAAATAGAGGAACCATAACACAAACAGGAAATACAACTATCCATTTTGAAAATCATTTATTTAACGACGACAACGACTATGAACAAACAGGTTTAGTATTATGGACAGAAGAAACAGAACAAAATTATTTTATAAAAATCGATAGTATTAAAGGTTATTATGGTCCCATTAGACAAGAAAGTGGTGAGGAGGAAATAAATAATTTAATATATACAGATAGAGAAAATAAGATAAACATAAATATAACAGACGATACAATATACTGGGTTCCAGGTAATTTGTTAGTCAATATAAAATTATGGAATACTAACGGTGATAATAAAGAATATAATTACAGGTTAGGAGATTTAAGAAAATCATTGCGAAAGCGATAAAAAAATAATCATATAATTATGAAAGGTTTAAGAGTAACCCCTTTAATAAATGGTGTTGAATATAGTTGGTCAAGTATAGCATTTATAGTGTTAGGCGCTCCAATTTACGGAGTAACGGCTATAAATTATGACGAAAATCAAACAATAGAAAATATACCAGGTGCTTCTACAATGCCAGTAGCCAGAGGATATGGTTCTTACGAGAATACAGCCTCTATTACACTACATTCAGGTGAAGTAGAAAATATATTGAGAGCAGCAAGAACAAAAGGATATAGTAGAATACAAGATATTCCTATGTTTAATATAGTTGTTTCATATATGCCTACTGACGCTAACAAAGCAGTAAAACATACATTAAGAAATGTAGAGTTTAAACAAAACCCAAGAAACGTATCTGAGGGAGATACAAGTATTGGAGTTGAGATTGAATTAGCTATTTCTCATATCGATTGGGAATAAAAAATAAATAAATAAGTTATGGGTAAGTTGAATAAAAATCAAATTAAACATCTAAAAGAGCAATACGGTGGTGTTTATGAGATAGAAATTGATGGTAAAAAAGGGTGGTTCAGAAAACCAGATAAATTAGAGTTTTTTATGTTTTTAGATATGTCTGAACAAGACGAACTGAAGGCTACTGAAACCGTAATGGAAACCCTATGGTTAGAGGGGGATAGAGAGATATTAGACGACGACGAATACTTTATAGGTGCGTCTGCGCAAATTGAAAAACTCTTTGTTACTTTACCAACCAAAGTTGAAAAGAAAGACAATAAGCAAATAGTAACCGTAACCAAAAATAATAAAGTATATAAAGCGATGTTTAATAAAATAACCAGAGGTATATTCTTTGAAATAACTGGTATGATGAGCCAAGGAGGTCAATTAAGTACAGCAATGGAAAAGTTATTTTATGCCTTGGTGTCTGAAACAGAGACAGATAAACCAGTATATGAAGATACCGACATTTTCATATCGGTATTATTAAGATTAACAGACTTAATTAATATAAAACAATCTACTTTAAAAAAAAATTAAAGGAGAAAAAGAAATTAAGTCCATGGTCTAAAATGGAAGCGATGATATTGTATGACTTCGCTATATCACCAAAAGAATTATCAGAATTAGATGAGGACGAATTTTGCGATTTGTTTGCTAAATGGGACTGGGTTACAAGACAAAGAAATAAAAAAATAGAGAAATAAAATGAGCGAAAATAGAATATCAATAATATATGAGGCTAAAGACAAAGTTTCGGGTTTTCTTAAAAAGTTTCGTTCAAGTAGTAAAAAGACTGAAAATTCGGTTGTTAGGAATAACAGACGTATAAATCAATCATTTAGACAAACTCAAACACATATAAGGGGGTTATTAGGTGCTGCCACTCGGTTAAGTATGTTATTTGGCGCTGGTTTCGGAATAAGAACTCTAATAGATGATAGAAAAGAATTCGAAAAATTAGAAGCTAATATGAGAATATTGCTAGGTTCTACTGAAAAAGCAGCAGTGGCTATGAGAGATTTACAAAAATTCACTACTGAAACTCCTTATCAGATAGCACAAGTTACTGAAAGTTGGTCAATGTTAGCACAATTTGGTATAGCACCGACCATGGATGAGTATACCGCAATGGGTGATGTCGCATCGTCTGTTGGTAAAGATATAGGAGCTCTTTCTAACGCTGTTATAAACGCTACCACAGGAGAATTCGAAACACTAAAGCAATTCGGTATTCAAATGAGAAAAGACGGTGATAAATTACAAGCAAACTTTAGAGGGACAATATACGAAATAGATAACACAAGTGATGCTATTAAAGATTGGATTGTTGAAATGGGTAGAACAAAAGGAATTTCTGGTTCGATGGGAGGGCAAATGGCTACATTAGGTGGTATGTTTTCAAACCTAAGAGATAAGTTATTTGAAGTCAACACTGAAATAGCGGAGAAATTTAGACCTCAAATAACAAGTGTAGTTAGTGTTCTTGGTGGTTTTATAACAAAAATACCAGGTATGATAGACTGGATATTAAAATATAAAAGAGAGATACAAGCATTTGGTGGTATGTTAGTTACTATATTCGCAGTAAGACGTATTACTGGGTTTTTAAAAGGTTTGAGAGACGTTAATAGTGTGTTTAGAATGTTTAATAAGACGGTGAATGCTAATAAACTTATTGTCATTTTATGGGCATCGATACAAGCCTTGATGATATTAAGGAGATTATGGGAGGGATTTAGAGAAAGTTTCGGACATATGATAGGCTTAGATGTTTCAGAATCAAGTGCTTTAGGGACTTATACCAAGAATCAAAAAGTAATAGAATCTTTTAAACAACAACAAGAAGAATTACAGGAACAATTTGATAAAGGGACTATATCTATTAATGAATATCAAAACGAAATGGATAGGCTTTTTAATAACCCTAAATATATTAGGAACTTAAAAAGTCAAGAAAATTTATTAAAACAACACCCGGAATTAGCGGAAAAGTATAAAGCGCTAACATCGAAAACGACAGACGAATTGACGATAGACGACTTAATTAAACAGACTCAATCTGAAATGAAAAAAGCAGAGTCTAACATTGAACAAGAATATGGTATATCAGCAAACGTAAATAGAACAGCAAAACACATAACAATAAACATAGGCAAACAAATTGAAACTCTTAATCTTATGCCACAAACTTTAACAGAAGGAGAGTACGATTTAGAGGAAAGGATGACGCAACTATTCAGGAGAATTATTGTTAATATGAGTACATAAAAAAATATAATAAAATGGCTGAAAGATTTTTCATAGAAGACCCAAGACGAACGGGTGATAGGAAGTTAGATCAAACTTATGATAATATAAGAGATAACAACGAAGATGATATAAAGATTAAAGCAAACCCTTTACAATCATTAAGTAACTTTATATCAACAGGGGCTGATAACAGGCTGTTTAATCAAGCATTTGATATTGGTAGGCAATTGGGTTTAGGTTATGACCAAATAAAGACTTTAATAAGATTTTTTTTATTACCTGAAAAACAAACAGGTGAATGGGACGAAGAAAGACGAACTAGTAAATTAGGGACAAAGATAGATAAATATACGCTAATAGAATGGGTATCAGACGACGGAGAAGAATTTGAATTATTTATGGAAATAGCATTTGTTACTTTAGAAAATAAAAACGAATGGGTAAAAACACATATACCTGGTATGAAAGGTAGTTTCAAAGAGTGGTTATATAATGATGACACACAAATATCTATTTCAGGTTTGTTATTTGGACAACCTAAACAAACATGGAGAAATACAGGAGGGGATTTTTCTTACCAACAAACAGACTATAATATACTGCCTATTGATGACATAGAAATTTTAAGAAACCTTAAAGAATATATAGGACCAGTTTCTATTACTAATACCACTTTAAATCAAATGGATGTATATGAAATAATAGTAACAGACTTAACAATAGGTGAAAGTGAAACATACAAAAATGCCGTAACATTCACATTATCAGCAATTTCAGATGATAGTGAATTTGATGATAGTGTTATAGCACCAACACAAGATAAGATAACTTATTTTGGAAATCAATAATATACTATGAGTACATATATAATAGAACATCATATATCTGTTTATACTGGTAAGCAAAAGTTTCAAAGACTAATGGCTTATGATAGTAATATTGTTTCAGACGTAAATGAAACAGCAGATACTTTTACTTTTAAATTACCTAAACACACCTTATTTGTTAGACATATAGACAGAGAAGAGGGTCAAAAAGCAGGTTCAATTTTCTCTATTAAATTAAACGATGGAACATTTTACGAGGTAGAACAGGGTTCTTTAATAAGGTGTTATATATCACACAAGAATAATACGAGAAATTCTAACTTTGAAGACCCTGAAAGACAAATGAGAGAGGGATTAGACCCTGTTATAAGATACTTTAAGATAGACAGAGTAGAATTGAGTGACCAAGGAGGAGAGATTATATGTTTAGATGAGGCATATTTTGACTTTACAAGGTTAAATAGTTTTCAAAAATCATGGAATAATGTAAATGTGTATGAAATATTAAGGCAGATAGGCTTTGCTCAAATGAGTTCTGACCAAGCTCCTGACTTACAACAAGTTAAAAGAAATGCGGTAGCATGGGACACTAAACTTTCTATACAATTAGGAGAAAGAATGAGACCTGGAGAATTTTTGAAATTAATAGTAGATAGTTATGATAGTCTTTATGCCTATTTTTTAAACCTACCGTCCGATACCTATTCGTATTCTGCGCCTGATGGTATGTCAATAAGAAGGACTGAAAGGTCTATACTAATGATAGGGTGGAAATTTTGGGATTGGGAGCAAGTCAGATTAGACGGCAAGAATGATGATGTATTTCAAACCCCTGGAACAAATAGAGGTAATAATAGAATGTTAGACTTTTTATATACCAGACAGATACAAGTAACACCAGACGGATTAAATGTAGAAACTGGTAATAGAATACCTAAAAAGTTTTCTTATCCTTATAGACCAGGCTATTTGCCCATTATACAAAGTGATTTTACTTTTAAATCTGATAGAGAAAATACTTTAGTAAGAATAACATCTAAATTAACCAACGCCAATCAATTACCAGAAGGTGACTTTACAGAGGAACAATTAAGAGAAGGAGCTAATTTATTAAGAAAATCATCATTCCCGTTAGATATAAGAGAAAGTGACGCTGATAATATAATAACTGTTAATTATGATTTTGAAATAGAACAAGAAACATTAGACAAAATGGCAGAGCTAATATATTACAGGAATATAAATGTTCATTTTGAAGGGTCAATACAAACTATGGGGGTATTTTCAGTTAGAAAAGGGGAACTTATAGAATTAACTTACAAAGATATTGACGAAAAAGGCGATGTTGTTGAACTATATTTTTGTGAAAGAAATGATATAACCGTAGATAAAAACGGATGGAAACAAAAAATCATGCTTAATAAAGCATTTTAAATATAAATAATGTGTTATGAGTAAGAAACTTATAGATTATATGAGAAAAGCATTAGATAAGAATGACAGGAGTTATTCTGAAATGATGAGAGTGGTAGCAGTTTATCCTGAAAACAGGACGGTAGATTGTGTTAGATTGATACCTGATATACCAGAAGATGATAGGTTAGTAGAGAATGTTAAATTAAGTTCATCTAATGACGGTATATATAACTTACCAGCAATAAACTCTAATGTGGTTGTCTCGTTTGAAGAAAGGACTGCTCCATATGTTACTCTTTATTCTGCTGTATCACAGGTATATATACAAACGACTGTTCAACAAGGCGGTGGCGGAATTGACGTAGCAGATAAAATAGACATATATAATAACGATATGGATATACTTACTATAATGGAGGGACTGGTTCAATTACTAAGGGACTTTAAAGTACAAACTGCATGGGGGCCTAGTGCCACAGCAACTCCTGATATAGTTGATAAAATAAATGAATTAGAATCAGATATAGAAAAATTGTTTATACAAACACAAGATAGAACATAAAGATATGCCTTTTGATAAAATATCATTTAAGAATGAAATACTCGAATACCCTGAAAGTTTAGAAATTTTTACTGAAAACTTTGAGATAGGGTTTAATAAAATGGTTGCTACTATGATACCGACCTTACCAGCAGACACTTTATTTTGGGGTTTAGTATTAAGAAATGAATTATCAATAACTATACAGAATATAAATAACGGGACGACGGAGATTTCAGAGTTTGTAGAATTTTTTCATACAGCATTGGAGAGTAAAGCAGCAGCAATGGCTTTAGCAATAACAAATTTAGGAACTTTTACGGCTGGTCCTCCTACTGATATTATAGACTTAAGGAGAGATGCTGAAAACGATTTTAAATTTGATAGTGTTTCTGAAGCCTATGATGATGTGATAGATTTAGTAGTATTATGGTTACAAACAGGAACTGCTACCAATAATTCGACAGGAGTAACTATAACTTGGAATTAATTTCTAAAGAGTAAATTTTTATATATAGAATAAAACATAATATTTTAAAATGTCTAAACTATCAAGAACACAATTAAAGACTAAGAATAATAACTTAATTAAAGAAAATTTTAATCAAGAGATTACTGGTCCTATACACAATGAAATAAATGAAGACTTTATAGACAGTTTTCATACTGATGCTGATGCTTATACTAAAGCTCAAGTAGATAGTCTGATAGGCTCTACTACAATAGGGGAATTACTAGATGTAGAGTTTTTAGGTTTAGAAAATTATAACGTATTATCATATAATGCTGGCGTATGGAGTAATGAAAATATTGATGATAGATACTACAGAAAAGACGAGGTATATAATTCTGGCGAAACTCTTACAGCAACAGAAATAGAAGATACTTTTTATAAAAAGACGGGTGGTTTAATAGACGGCACTGTTACTATAAGTGGTAATTTAACCGTCCAAGGCACCGAAACAATAGTAAATACTGATAATTTGTATGTAAAAGACAATCTAATACTTTTGAATAGTGGCGAAACTGGCACAGGCGTAAGCGCCGTAAGAGCCGGGGTTCAAATAGACAGAGGAACATTAGACGATTACCTTTTCATTTTTGATGAATTAAGTGGCTGGTTTAGAGTAGGACAAAGTGGTGAAACACAAGCAGTAGCAACAAGAGAAGACAGTCCAACAAACAATAGTATAATGATATGGGATGGAACTGAAAATAAATTAGTTTCAAGTGATATAACTAACATATCAACAGATTATACTTTAACTGGTAATGATACAAGTATATGGACAACAGGTGCCATTCAAGATTATGTAGGTGCAGAAATAACATCGTTAAATATATCAAATTACTATAACAAAACAGAAAGTGATAATAGATATGTAGAGTTAGCTGGTGATACTATGACAGGTAGTTTAAGTTTAGGTTCAAGTTTATTTTTCACTGCCGGTAATCAAAGAATTCATTCAACTATAAATGGTTTAGTTATTAATTATAATCAAGGAGGTAATTTAAATTACTTTGGTGGTGGTACAGCAACTTTATTTCAATTAAATACAAGTGGACAAATGATATTAAACGGCACACAACCAGTTAATTCTATAAGTAATAATAGTGCAGATGCGGCAAATGTGAATGAATTATGGACAACAAGCGCTATTCAAGATTATGTAGGAAATGAGATAACATCTTTAAATATATCAAATTACTATAATAAAACTGAAAGCGACGATAGGTATTTATTAAAGAGTAACAATTTGAGCGATTTAACAAACACAACAACAGCAAGGAGTAATTTAGGTTTAGGTTCTATGGCGACACAAGATAGTATTTATTACTATAACAAGACAGAAACTGATAATAGGTATGTAGAGGTTGCCGGTGACACAATGACTGGTAGTTTGAATATAGATGGTAGATTAGATGTTAATAACTCTTTGTTAAGTTATATAGATTTAAATACGAGTACAAACGACGCGAGATGGCAATGTGGAGCAAATAGTAGTAGTATAGGATCAAATGATAGTAATATTGAGTTTATTGCGAGAGAAAATTTAAGCCCTTCCATTAGCGGTAACGCTGGTTATTTACAATTAAACGGTAATACAATTATAAACGGTATAGTCGAAACTTCTATATTGACGGCTTATGATGTTTATGATACTGATACAACATCAACTGGGGTTTTTTATTATGGTATTGATAGTAATTATACTAGTAGTATGGGTGGTGATGAACGCGCCTATAGGAAAATAAACTTATACGAAACAGGAGATAAAAAAATAAACATAGTATACGGTGGTTTAAATAGCGCAGGAGGAGTTTTCCCTAGTAATAAAAAAATAGAGTTTGAGATACCAATAGAAGCGCATAATACAATGAATTTAAATATATATAGTGGTTCAAATAGTATAATATGGTTATATGAAGATTTTGGAACAAGAGAGGTCGTAGATGGTGATAGATTTATTTTTTATTTTTATATACATTCTAATGAAATATACGCAAATTGGGTAAAAACACATTAAAAAATATGAATTTTGAATACAACAATAGTAAATTAAAAGAAGACCTTCATTTATACTATAAAATGAGTGAGTTAAACCCTGTAAAAGATTATAATGGGACAAACGATGCTAGCACAATTGTAGGTACGACACCAACTATATCGCCATATGCAATGGTTGATAAATGTTTACTTTTTAATAGCGGTAGAATAGTAGCAGACGATGATAAGAATATAACAAATACAAATGATATAACAATAAGTGCATGGGTTAGACCTGATGTGGCTTCTTCATATAATTGTATAGCGCGAGCAGGAACAAATAATACGTATGGAGTGTTTTTTGGTAATGCTGCTGGTTCAAATTCTTTTTTTCACTTTGATTCTGGAACAAGAGGTAGTGCAGCTTCTGTTGGTTTAGGTGTCTTTCAACACGTTTCTTTTGTTTATGACCATTCAAGCACTAGCATGAAAATATATGTTAACGGAGAATTAAAATCAACAACAAGTAGGCAAATGGGTTATTTAAATCCAACTGCTTGGGTTATAGGTAGTGATGGTTCAAATCATTTTAACGGTAAGATAGATGAAATAATGATACATCATAGAGCATTAAGTGATGACGAAATAGAAAAATTATATTTATATTATAATAGAATTAATAAAAGTTTTTATTAAGCCATTTTTCTAAAATAAAATTTTTATATATAGAAATAAAATCATAAAATCATGCCTGAAAAAGATTGGAGAGACGTAGTAAATTACTTAAAAAAAGCTGGGATTGGAGCCATTTTCGTTATAATTTTAAATATAGTAATTACTTGGAACGTCCATAGTTACAGAATAAATAAGATAGAAGAGAGTATATGTGTTAACGATAAGGAACATAGTGAAATGAAAACCGAATATCAAGCAACAAGAGAACAACTTATTGACTTTATGCCTACAATAAATATGAGATTACATTATATTGAAAAAGACGTAAAAGATATAAAGACAAAAATATATAACGGAAAATGAAAGACTTTTTATTAAATGATAATTTTGAAATAGTAATATCGAACGGCGACTTAGTCTTCACTGATTATAAAGAAACTAAAGAATTATTGAATCAGTATGTAAATTTAATAGTTTCATCCAACAAAGGAGATATAAGGAGCCAGCCTCTTTTAGGACTTAATTTAACTAAAAATATTAATAGTAAATTTATACCATCGGTATTTAAAAGGGATTTAAATTTTAATATGAAAGAAAGTGGGTTACCTAAGATTAAATATAAACATTCTTTTAATGATGATCAATTACAAATTAAAATAAATACAAACGTAAAATGAAAAGAATAAGAAGACAATATAATCAAAATGTTATTGATATAGTTTTACAAGAAACTGGTTCTGTTAATAGGGTAATAGATTTTTTAAATTTAAATGAGGAACCCTATAACAATATAATTTACAGGGATAATTTAAAAACGTTTGATATAACAGATAACCTTATAGTAAATTATTACAGGAAGAGAAATTTTTATGTTGTGACAGGAGAGGACCCTGTTTTATATGAGTTAGGGGATTATAATTTAGATTATATGGATGACTATTTTAATGAGAATGTTTCTTCTGAGCCTGAAACATCAACAACCTATTATAGTGGTGAGACATGGGAGAGTTCAGGTTTTGAAATATATGTTCCGCCTGAACCTGTAGATAATTGGACCGGTGCAGAATTGTTGAATAGTGAAATAGGTGTCGATTATAGCCTTACTCCGTCTGGAAATTATCAGTTAAGAAAAGGCGTTGGTAATCCTCCTCAGCCTTATTCTATATTATTTAATTTAACAAATAAATACTATTATAATGATAATTTAAATTATACAGATTTAGATGGTTTTTGGCTATTACCAGTTAATAATTTAAGTGATAATTATTATACCGAGAATAGGCCTTTACAGTTTAGAATTACTCATCCAAGATTTGTAGAAGACTTAGATATAGACGATAGTATCATTGCTAAAAATTCAACACATAAGTTAGATTTAGTGTGGAATTTTTCACAGCTTGCTTATGATGGTGCAACATTAAAACCACATAAAGTTTATATTAAATTGATATATGATGACTCTACAAACGAGATTATAGAAATAGATTATGATGGAGCCACAGACCAAGAGAAGAAAGAAATGTTTTATTACCAGGAATGGGGTAGATTAGAATTTTATAATGAGAGTGGATGGGACGAAGAAAATTGGTTAGGCTTATTAAAGAGGACAACTATGTTTATCGAAAGGAATAAAAATGTAGATATAGTAGAGATATATCCAATTTCTTTTGGTATTAATGCGACAAATACTAACTTACAAATATACGACTGCAAAATACAAAAAATAAATTAATCAAATGAGTTTTAAAAGGAGAACAACAACAGAAATATATGATGCTATTGCTCAACAACTATCTACACAATCAGAATTACAAGGATTACAGCCTAATATAGATAATAGTCAGCAATTGCTAAATGATTTAAATACTACTATTAAAGTAGCAACGTGGCGTTTGTTTGGTTTCGCTATCGCTTTCGTCATATCGACTTTTGAAGGAAATATAGAAAGTTTTATACAACTGATAGAAAGGCGGATACAAGACACCAGGGTCGGAAACATATTCTGGCTTATCGAGATTTCTAAGTTATTTCAATTAGACGACATAATAGTAGTTAATGATGAAACAGGAGAGGTTGGTTATGAGGTTATTGACGAAACAAAACAAATAGTAAAATATGCTAACGTCGAAGAAATTTCAGAAGGCGTTGTACTTAAAGTAAGGAAAGAAAGTGGTGCATTGTCTCTAGAAGAGACCTCTAAGTTTCAGACTTATATAAATAAAAGGAAAGCGGCCGGGTCAAGGATTTTTGTACGTAGTGTAGATTCTGATAAATTAGATTTATATATGAATATAGTTTATAGAGCAGAAATGGCTTTAGGTGATATAAAAGACGAAGTATATGGTGTTATAAATGAATATTTAGAGGAGTTAGAATTTAATAGTAAATTCAAAGTTATTTCTCTTATTGATAGATTACAAGAATTAGATTATATAATTGACGTTCAATTTCACAAAGGTATAGGGACTCCTATCTCGGGGGTTTCGTTAGAATTTTTATATGATTATAATTCTTTTTCTGGATGGATGGAGATAGACACACCATTAGACGATACAGTGACATTTGAAAGTAAAAATACATATTAAAATATGATACTACATGACATAAATTTAAATAGATTATTAGCAGAGTATCTTTCTCCTAATTTAAGAAAAGTTAAAAACCTACAATTCTTAACGTCTATGATATTTCCTTTAAGGACATTGGCGATATGGTTTAAAGAATATCAGGAGCAAAAGGTAAGAGAATCAAATATGTTTGGTTCTACTTTACAATTAGAATGGTTCTGTAATAAATTTAGTTTCGCCGGTGATGCTGTTTATATAGTAGATGGTCCTGATTTAGTAAATGATACCTATATATTCAGAGAAATCGAAGAGGAGACAACTTATATAAGGCGAGATGGCGAATTACAAGACACCATTTATATAAGGCGAGGCGAGGAGGTAACAGAAGATTATAGGTCTTTTTATGTCGCATTGAGCGAATCTGATTATGAAGATAATGAAATTAGAAATAATATAGAAAATATAATATATAAATATAAAGTGATTGGTTTCAGTCATAAGATAGTAAAATATATTTAAAAATAAAATTGAGATAATATGAATAGAATAGACTTTAGTAATGAAGGTGGTTTCCCTTTAAGACCAGAAGATTTTGAATATCTTTTAGAGGGGGATAGAGGTATATATAATACTATAAACACTACACTAGCTGGTTTTAATCAAGATATGATATTAAGCGGGTGCTCCATAAGTGGTAATGACGTATCAGCAGGAGTAGTTTATATCAACGGAGAAATACTTAGAATTGGAGCATTTAATATTGGTGTTGACGGGACTTACTTATATAAAGTAAATAAGAATGATTCTGCTGGAATGAAGTCATTTAAAGATGGCTTAACAATAAATGTATATGAATATGATGAAGCAGAACCTACTACAACTGACACAGGGGTTGATATAACAGAGTTGGATACATTAATGGATGTTATAAATGGTAAGAGAAATGGTATATTTCAAGGATCAGGTAATGCTACGGCAACAAATCTATCAACAATAGAAACCATAACAGCAAATGTAACGCCGAATAGATATAAAAATATAGGTGTTTCATTTAACTTACGTGCCCAGAACGGAGGAGAGGATGTAGGCATTCAAATAGCAATATACAAGAATGGAACACAACTACAAAGTGATGTATATGATTATGCATCAGATGAATCCGCTTCTTTTTGTCAGATTATTCCTACTTCAATTGAACCAGGAGACGTTTTTGAGTTAAAAGCAAGGAAAACAACCACATACGGAGCTTCTTTGAGTGATATAAATATTAGTTTCTTTTAATCGCTCCCTTGACCCATAACATAAAAAAGAGGTATTGAACGTAGGTTTGATACCTCTTTTTCTTTTTTACCATATAAAACGCTTTTCACCATACAATTCTTTTACATTTTCTTTTATCTTTTCTCTTATTTCTTCTATTGATTTTTCTGGTTGTTTTTCCTTTTTTGTCTTTTTTGTCTTTTTTATTTTAGGTTCAGTCTTTTGTTTAGGTTCAGTCTTTTTTTTCTTTTCTTTATCCTCGTTATATTTTCTCCTTTTATATTCTCTTTGGTATTCATTCCATTTCTCTCTATTCTTTTCTAGCCATTTATTGTGGTGGTGTTTATTATATTCTGAATAGTCTGGTTTCTTTTCTTTCCATTCATTAAATTTTTTAGTGTTGTAGTTTTCACCATTTTTCTCCTGCCATTCCAATTTCCAATTTTTTTCGTATTCATATCTTGTCATGATAAACTTTTTTATTTTTATATATTAAAAAACTTTTCAGGAGTTTTAGGTTTTAGTATATAAAAATGTAGCATGTTGTAGACTTTGTTCAGAGTTTAAATCAACGAAAAGACCCTTATAACTTAATTGTTATAAGGGTCTGTTGTTATTAGGTAAATCAAGGTTTATCATGGACACCTATAGACCTAATATTTAAAGTATTTTTTTGCTAAATTTTTTGCAGATTTCCCATAATCTTTTTTCGATAATTTAACCATAGTCATATTCTCTCTATGTTGATGTTTGTTGGTGTTTAATTCAGAAAAGATTTTTTTAATAATTTTATTTTGCACTTTAGTTATTGATTCCATATCCTCAATCTTACCATTATAATTTAGAATGTTGTCTAATGCCGCATTAAATGCTTTTGAGATTGAATATAACTCTTGATATAAGTTATATTCTTTTTTAGATACTTCTTTTACTTTATAACCACTCATCCCGCTTACTAATACTTTTACTGAATTTTCCATTTTTTAGATTTTTTTTAAGTTTTTAATTATTTAACAATACAAAGATACGGAAATTTTTTAAAATAAAAAATTATAATTTTATTCTTTTTAATTTTTGTCGTCTCTGTAATATAATTAATGTGCTATCTACTTTCTCCCATGCATTTTTATATTTCATACCTATTAAATGGTCCCATTCACAATCATTAAATTCAAACTCTCCATCCCATTCGTAGTGATATAAAGTGTCAAAGGCTATGTCCTCTATCTCTCTTATACTCTCTATTATTTTATCAGGGTCTTCGTTTTGTCTTACCCATAACCCAAAATCGTCATCTATTATTTCGTTCATTTTTACTTATTATTTTTTTATTTGTTTAATACTTTTAATATAACTCATACAAGCATTGATTAAAATTTTGTTCTCTATGGCTAATTTATATTCCCATTTTACAAAAAATCTTTGTAGTTTAGTTATGTCAGCCTTTCTGGCTCTTTTGGTATCCTCGTAATAAACTATCTTTTTTAGGTCTAAAATAACCTTATCTAATTCATTTGTAGGCATTTCCATTTCTGTTATGTCCTTTTGTAATTTCGATATTCTTTCGCTTTCTTTCATAATGTTTGGTAGTTTTTTCTTATTGTAATATAATTTTTATAAAAATTAATTTCATCTTTTGAATATATTGTTTCTAAATACACCTCTGGTGAGGTGTAATATAACAAAATAAACCTTGTCATATTCATTATCCATTTTGTCTCGTCTTTCATTTAGTAACTCTGTTTAATTTTATTTTTCTTTTTCTTAACTTAACCCAATCTAAAAATTTATAGTAAGGTTCGTCAACAAAAGGTAACAAAGTGGCGTCTGGTGGCATTTCTTCCTCTTTCCTTAACTTACCCATTAAATTTATATATTCCTCTCTTACGTCCATTATGTCATCAAAATATAGATCTTGGAATACTCTAAAATTAAAATTATTGTCCTCAGTTTCCATATCGTCTATTAGATCTGCTGTATTTTTATATTTCAATTTATCTATACCTCTACCTATTATAAGTGTGTTTTTGTCATTGTTTATTTTATATATCATGTACATTTTTTTAATTTTATTTTTTATATTATTTGCGATGTATCAAATTCTTTCCAAAAATCTTTTTTTTTTTAGATATGTAAAAAGTCTCCAGTCGATTTGGAAATTGCTCCACATAACACTTTCTAAAAATAACTTAAATTGATCACACATTAAAACTTCTTTAATTTTATTTGCTTCTTCTAAATTATCAACTTCAATTGCCATGCTAAGTTAGGAAGAAATCACAACAATCGAAAACCAGGGAAAGATAAACCTCACGCTAGACGGTGATTCCCTTGAAATATTGGAAGGAGATGTAGAAATTGTCTCCTTTATCTTTTTGTCAAAATCATCCTTTAAAAAATCACCTCTGTAAAAATTTATTTTTAATTTTCTTTCTTGCATTCTATCAAAAAGGTTGTTAAATATCCACATATTCTTAGGATTTAAC